GCTAAAGTGGCAGCAACAGCCCGTGAGAAGCGTGATGGATTACTGGCAGCCACAGACTTCTATGCTTTGTCTGATGTGGTTATGACTTCTGAAATGACTACATACAGGGCTGCTTTGCGTGACATTAGCGACCAAGAAAACTTCCCTACTACAATCACATGGCCCACAGCGCCATAGGAGACTTTATGGGATTGTATTCAAACATTCACGCTAAACGTAAACGTATTAAAAATGGCTCTAAAGAAACTATGAGAAAAGTAGGGTCGCAAGGTGCGCCAACTTCTAATAATTTTAAGTCAGCAGCTTTAACTATAAAGAAAGGATAAAAGATATGCCAAAAGGTAAAGGAACATACGGTACTACCAAAGGCCGTCCACCAAAGAATAAGCCAGTTAAAAAATAAGTGTGGTCTAGCCCGACAGGGCTTCCCTTAGTTCACCAAAGCACTTCCCTTCTCCCAGAGGGGAAGGCTCTACTCATAGAGCCAACGGTGTCTCAAATAGCCCGAAGACCAATCGAATATCTAGTAGTACAACCATCAAAGGAACCTTACGAAACCCAAGAATACTCAAGGAGGCTATGGCTGTGTTAATCGAAATCGCTGCTGCCAATGCAATCTTTAAGACTCTCTCGGTTGCTCTAAAAAATGGCAAGTCAATTTTTGAAATGGGAGAGAAACTTACCGATTACTTTTCCGCAACTCACGAAATAAAAACTAAAGCAGGTGATGCTAACTCAAAAGGTTCAGCCTTAGAATGCTTCCAAGCACAAGAAATGCTAAATAAACAGCGTAGCGAACTTGAGTGGCACTTAAAAAAGAGTCGCCTAAATGGTTGGAGTGACTACGTTCGATTTGAGGCTGAGTGGCATAGACAAAGAAAAGAACAGGAGCAAGATAAAATCAACCAACGTATTAAAAGAAACGCAAAGATTCAGAAAGACGTAGAGTTAGCGATAAACGTAGGTATTGTTATGTTGCTTGCTTTGGGGCTTTTGTTTGGTGTTGCTGTCTATTACAAAGGTTACTAACACAATGTCTCAAATGTCAGATTATGATGCAGGTCGTTTAGTAACTCTTGTAGAGAATTTAACCAAACAAGTCGAATCACTCAATACAACATCTACAATTCTATCCCAAAGGGTAAATAACTTAGAGAAACAGTTAGTCAAAGGTAAGGGTTTCCTTGCTGGTGCTATGCTGTTGTCACTAAGTTTAGGTGGTGTCGGAACTACTTTCCTAACTAAATATTTAGGTACTTAACTAACAAGGAATAAACCATTATGTCCTCTCTGAATCCCCTAGTTGGGATTGCAGGGAGTGTCATGGACGGCTTAGATGACCTGTTTACTTCAGACGAAGAGAGGGCTAACGCTACTCTTAAGATGGAAAAACATCTCCAAAAACCCCACGTATTACAAGCAATGGCTAACATTGAAGGTGCTAAACATAGCTCCGTATTCGTGGCTGGTTGGCGACCTGCAATCGGTTGGGTATGTGCTATTGGTCTTGGCTACCAATTTCTAATACTCCCTTTTGCTGGACTCATCAACGCTTACTATGCACTTCCCGCAGAACTCCCCGCTATAGCTTCCGCAGAACTCACAACACTCGTAATGTCCCTATTAGGTTTAGGCGGCTTAAGAAGCTTTGAGAAATCTAAAGGACTCACTAAATGAAGCCTAGAAATTACAGGCATGAATACGATTCGTACCACGGTAAGGCCGAACAACGAAAGCGCAGGTCTGGTCGAAACAAGGCTAGGTCATTATTAATTAAGAAAGGTGTTGCCAAGAAAGGTGACGGTAAAGACGTAGACCATAAAGACCGTAACCCTACTAACAATTCTCCAAGCAACTTAAGAATCCAATCGAAAGCTAAAAATCGAGGTTGGCGTAAAGGTAAAAATGGATACTAACTTAGAAAAGACATTATCTACCTTGCATACGGCAGTGGCACAAGAGCTACTAGACCGTGTGCAGTCAGGTGATGCTAAACCAGCAGATATGAGTAACGCTATTAAGTTTCTCAAAGACAACAACATAGACGCTATGCCAGTTTTAGGTTCACCCCTTGATGGGCTTCTAGGAGCCTTGCCGTTCACTAGTGAAAATCTACAAGACACTCTAGCACACTAAAGGTAAGGAGCTTATATGGAGACAGTAAAACACCCCTTACAAGACTTTAGAAACTTCTTATTCCTAACATGGCAACAACTAAACCTACCAGTACCTACAAAGGTACAGTACGACTTAGCAGACTACCTTCAGACAAGCCCTAAACGCTCCATTATTCAAGCCTTTCGAGGTGTAGGTAAGTCCTACATAACGAGTGCTTACGTAGTGTGGCGTTTAATGCTCGACCCTGACCTAAAGATCATGGTGGTATCCGCAAGTAAAGAACGTGCAGATGCTTTCTCTATGTTTACCCAAAGACTCATTATGGAAATGCCACTACTGGCCCACCTTATCCCCGACAAAGACCAACTATGGAGCAGAATAGCCTTTAACGTAAATGGTTCTATGGCCTCACATAGTCCTAGTGTTAAGTCGGTGGGTATTACAGGACAGCTTACAGGCTCCCGCGCAGACCTTATTATCGCAGATGATATTGAAGTTCCTAACAACTCTCAGACACAACAAATGAGAGAGAAGTTAGCAACCTTAGTAACTGAGTTTGATGCTGTACTTAAGCCTTTAGACACCTCTAAGATCATCTACCTAGGGACACCTCAAACAGAAGAGTCCCTTTACGATGTTCTCCAAGATAAGGGATATGTAACCCGAATATGGCCCTCCCGTTACCCTAAGAAAGATCAAGTAGCTCGTTACGGTGATCGTATAGCCCCCTCACTAATGGGAGAGCTAGAAGCTGACTCTAGTATCGAGTGGAATCCTACTGACCCTGATCGCTTTGACGAAGAAGACCTTATAGAACGTGAGTTATCTTATGGACGCTCTGGCTATGCACTTCAATTCCAACTAGATACTAGCCTGTCAGATGCAGACAGACACCCCTTGAAGCTTAAAGACCTCATAGTAATGTCAATAGACAACCAGAAAGCCCCTGAGAAGCCAATACACGGCACTATGTCACACCTAGAAGTAATGGATGTGCCCAACTTAGGGATGCGTGGAGATCGCTTCTACGAGCCATTTAAGCTCTCTGGTGAGTGGGTAGATTATACAGGCTCAGTTATGGCTATTGACCCTTCTGGGCGTGGTGCAGACGAAACTTCTTATGCAGTTATAAAGATGCTTAATGGTTTCTTATACTGTCCCGATGTAGGGGGAGTGGAGGGAGGTTACTCTAATAAAACTTTAGAGAGCCTTGTAGATATTGCAAAAAATAATAATGTTAACTACGTGCTAATAGAGAGTAACTTCGGTGACGGAATGTTCAGTGAGCTTATCAAGCCTTACTTTACTAAAGAGTACCCTGTGACCCTAGAAGAAGTACGACACAGTAAGCAGAAAGAGCTAAGAATCATAGACACCTTAGAGCCATTGATGAACCAACACAAGCTTATCATTGACCGTGAGGTAATCCAAAAGGACTATGACTCTATACAGAAGTATCCCAATGACGTAGCTCAGAGATATAGCTTGTTCTACCAAATGACTAGGATAACTAAAGATCGCGGGGCACTAGCCCATGACGACCGTTTGGATGCCTTAAGCATGGCAGTAGCCTACTGGGTGCAGCAAATGGCTAGTGATGCAGACGAGCTAATGAGAGAGCGTCACGGTGAAATGTTAGACCAAGAGTTAGATAAATTCTTAGGAAACCTCAACACTTCTAGTGAGCAGGTGAGCTACAATTCTTGGATATAAACACGGTGTTTGAAAACGCTCTACAGCCTTAGTGCTGTGGGGCTTTCACTGACCCCCCTTGTTTATGAATTAGCGTACCGTTACAGGTATCCCCCGTACACCCCCTATAGGACTACTGTAGTAGCAGAGGGAGTAGGTGAATACCTACCCCTATACAATATAGCTATAGGTTAGCTTTAAGATAACTACAAGAACAACCCAATGTGGGTTAAGGTTAGATATGTTTAAATGCAATACTACTGGTTTTTCTAGGTATGGTTTAAGTTAGCTTTAAGAATTTTAAAGAAAAATCTGAGAGGGTTATATATACGGTATGGTCGGGCCAGCCCCCCTAGGC